CGTTCCGTTGTAACCTTCAAACTGAGATAACGATGTGTTATAGCGCAACATTGCCGTTGCAGGTGTTCCGGGTCTTTGCGCCGTTGTACCGACTGGCAGAGTAATAGCGCTTGTGGTTGGGAACGAGGTAATACCTGTTGTTCCGTTAACCTGCATCACATCCGCACCGCCGCCCACAGCAAACCGAATCGCATTAGCCGTTGTTGTACCAATTGCCAAGTCAGCAGTTGTAGCAGTTAAATATACTGTGTTGGGTGCGCCAAAACTATTTGTACCCGGTGTGCCAGTCCAGCCCGAACTGTTCATACCAAAGTCACCATAGTAAGTGGTAGCAGTCGTATTGTTGTTCGAAACAATTACATCAGCAGAAGCGGCGGTGCCTGTATTGGTGTTTTGAATCTCCATCTGAACATAGCTGTTCTGACTCGCCTGCATCGTCAAGATGTGGTTTACATCGGTATAGCTCAGTGTTCCGTAAGAGAACGCACCTGTTGAAGACGTGCCGGAAGTAGAGGCATTAGCCGTAACTGTAGTAAATAAACCAGAACTCTGTGTAGTTGCGCCTAGATTGGGCACATATGTATTGCCGCTTGAATCTATGTAGATTGCTTTTTCAGACGGGTATGTACAGAATATGTTTTGCGTACCAGACGCAAAGTTAACAGTTGAGCCGCCATTACTAGAAGCTAAAACTGTATTGCGGGTAAATGTATTACCTGTGTTCCAAGTACCAAGACCCACTTCCCAGTTTGCACCGCCTTGATCAGCGATACAGTAATAGGTTGTGGTTCCGTTGGTAGAGCTAAAAGCCGTACTAAAAGACTGATACCCCGTGACCGCGCCAAGGAGCGTGACTGCGCCTGTGCCTGGAGAACTACAGGTTTCTAGTACCCGGTCCTTGATTAAGAAAGCCATACATACCCCTTAATTAAGAAGTCGCGGTAGTACTGTAAACAACGCTGACAGTGTCTCCAGATGTCGTTGTTTTGGCTGTACCGAAGTTACCTTCTGAATACAAAGTACCGCTTGTGTTGCTCTGTGCGTTTGAAGCGCCTGTACCGAGTACCAAGAAACAACCATAAACTGTACCACCACTACCCGTGATTGTATATGTAACTGCTGTCGCTGTCGAGGATGTTACGTTAGATGGTGTAGAACCTGTACTGGTAGATGATGCAAAAACCGCTGTACCACGAACCGCAGAACCACCCACTGTATAAGCGGTGAACTCTTTAGATGGCACGATTGTGCTCATCGTATCTGTTGCCGCAGGGGTAATGCTTGCGTTAAGCAAACCAAGGTAGGGCCCAGTTACAGAATAACTAGAACCTTTGAGTAAGGTATCTAGCATCAACTGCTTACCTACAGCTACTACTAAGTTAGGAAACTCTTCTTCCCATTTGATATTACCGTCTTTGTCACGGCAAACAACGTGATACCAACCTTCAACGCCCATACCCTCAGGGATCTTAGCGTTAGCTTGTAAAGAGATTTCAGCGTGGTCGCCAAAATTAGATAGTTCGTTAGTCATTTTGACTCCTTATGAAATGCGAATAATTGCTGATGAATTGGTAACCGCAGGGAACTGAACCGTAAAGGTCAAGGTAGATACTTTATCGGCACCGAAATCTAATACACAAACGGCGGGGTTGGTTGTGCCATTGTTTAAATAAATCAGAGCGCCCCTAGCGGTAATCGACCCTACCCACATAGGATTAGCAAATGAAATATACGCAGTGTCTCCTGAAGACCCCACTGTTGGAACTTGGATAATCGTTAGCGCTTGACCGCCAGGCGTATAGTTACCACCGCTTGCTTCCCCCACATTGGTGTAGGACTGCGTTGTTTGGTTAAGCGTAGCCGTGTTGGTATACAGCGCAATGTAGAAGTTTTGGATCGTGCCTGTACCGAAGTTGTAAGTCCCGTTCATAAGACCAACTTTGAATACGTCGCACGCCCAATTTCCTGTAAACGACATTATGTCACCGCCTGTCTATACTGACCACTACGATAAGCATCTTGCCTTTCGAGGCCGTCTCCAAGGCGTTTAGCTTCCATAAGCGCTTCTTTATATTTACCATCGATACCGGCAATGATATCGGCTTCTGACTTCATGAATGTGTAAGCTTCAACCAAAGAACCATACAACAGTACAGAATCATAATTGTCCCCAAGCCATGTCATACCGGTTGCGTTAGAAACAGCAGAAACAGTAGCCGTGAAATTAGAACCACCAGAGCCTATATATGAACTAGCAACAGTAACTGTATCGCCAACCGAATACAACGCACCACCAGTCGTTACGGTAATGCTATTGACCCCAGTACTTGTCACTACAACGGTAGCCGTTGCAGAATTACCATTTCCGCCTGTGACAGGCACATCATAGTACGTACCGTTAACATACCCAGTACCGGCATTAGCAACAGTCATTGCAGTAATCGCACCTTGGATAATTGTGGGTGGGTAGTAATAATAGTGAAGTTCTACGTTATATGCCTGGTCGGGTGTAGGTCCCATGAGAAAGCTCAACTCAGCAACGTTGTTGTACTGAGGACCAAACAGTGCATAGTACTTGGGAGTACCCGTGGCTTGTGGTGTTGGGTAGGCTTCACGGATGAAGTTAACATCTTTGTTAAGTAGGTAGTAATAGTTGTACGCATTAGTACCTGTCGTGGAATACACCGCTATGGAGTAAACCGAAAGAAAATCATTAGGGCAAGAAAGATAGGGGTTTGAGGGTGTGACTGTCCCCGTCACGTTTGCACGCAACGAGGGAAACTGAATGGTGTTGTAAATGCGTTGTTCAGCTTGCTCGATGAAACGGTTAATCTGCGTTGTCGAAGATTGTATTGTCCCATCCGCGAGATACACAGCCGGGAACTGGTTCTCCGTATAGCTCTGAATACTATTTACAAGTTCAGTGTATGTCACGCCATTGGTCCCCTAGCCATTACGCCTTTGGTTGCCGCGCCTGTACCACGAATTTTGATACCGGTTGTTTTGACTTTATCTGGATATCCGGCACCGGGGGTGTCATCAATCTTTGTAGCCTTACCACTCATGTCGTGTGGTTTAGCATAAGCCGACGCGGGCTTATTGTTCTTTTTTGTAGCCATTATCGACCCCTTCCGGAGCTACGTTGGTTAACTACCTTAGCCATGTTACGGCCCATAGATTTCATGTTCGCATTGGTCTTACCACCTGCGGCCATCTTCTTGACGCCAAACTTTTTCTCTTCTTTTTGGAGCATAGACTTGATGAGTTTCTTGTCTTCTGCTTCGTCTTCGTGTTTCTTAACCATAGTAACTCCTAAGTTGTGCTAATTGTAACTTGCCCAATAGCTACGGTCAAAGCCAAATTGTTTGGCGTGAGAGCCGCATCGAAAAAACTAGAACCCCCAACAGGATTCCATCCCCACTGAATGACCCGGCTACCACCGCTTGAGAACCCGAGCGTATCGAGTCCAGATGTGTAATAGCTTCGGTCAGGTCTTGGGTCCCGCACACCCTGCGGATCATCCACAGGATACATACCGAGTTGCAACTGGGGCTGATCTGGGTCCCAACAGGTCGGACAAACTAAAAGGTCGTAGGTCTTAGTCTTGATGACTTCCTTTTTCAACGTCTTTAGCTTGTATCGTTGGCCGCATCGGTCGCACTCCGCAATCGAATTTTTGGCTGACGAAAACCGATTACCCATTAGGTGCTACCCCCAATGTACATCTGACGAGGTACAAACCGAACCGCCGCACGCTCTTGGTCTTCATTTGCCGCAGTATTCCAAGTTTCATCGTACTGCGACTTCAAAATCTGTAATCTCTCTAGCCCATTAGGTACTTTAAGCGCCACATAATAGGCAAGCCCTGCCGCCATAGGAGGGATAAATCTGAACGGCACATCCATCACATTGACACCACTTCCGGCATCTTGAGTGCGCTTCATTCTCCAGTATACAAACTGATAGGGCTGTGCGTTGTCAGGAGTGGGCCAGACGGTGATTGCAGGGAGTTTTGGTATGTAGACAGCGGCGCCCATGCTGTGCGTCGTAGCGGTCGATCCATTCTGTCCACGGAAGCAATTACCAAGCGTGGTTCCTACAATGTCGTTGTAGTAAATGTATTCGCTGTCAATCAATACGTACCCGGCGGATGGGAAGTTATTGACATTTGTCAATGTAATTGTTGTATCTGTCAACCCAACGGCGGTCGCAACCGTTGCGGAAGTTAAATACGTCATACCATCAAGACGCTGAACCCACACTTGGATTGGACGCGCTTGGGTTAGTTTATTGGGGAGGGTCGCATAGGTAGAAACACTAATGCGGGTAATAGTCAGGTCAGCCTGATTATTGATGTCGTTGGCCTGTGTGCGGATCACATGCTCTAGCAAATCCACCGTATCCACGGGTAGCGGATAAGTGTTAAGCCCTTGCACCAAATTGATAGTGCCCTGCTCCATCGTCCACATATTGATACCACGATTGGCCCAATCTGCAAACAAAAGATTCAGAGAACGTCTCGCCGTTCTCATGTCATAGCCGGTACGCATCTCAGAACCCGCCCGCTCAAAAGCCTCCTCAACGAGATCGGTGAGCTCAAGATTAAAGGACGTAGAACCGGATGTGTACTCAGCCATGTTTATTTCTTCGCTTTGTCTTTCTTAGCAACGGCGCTGACTTTGCCACCGCGCTTATAGATTTCTACAGGCTCAAGAGCGTCTTTACGCAGTATCTTGCGTGGTTTCGGCATCTTCTTGGGGTTGATGTCCCCCATACCTCTAGAGGCTCTCATTTGGCTTTCTTTGCCATGCCACCGCCGCACATCTTAGCGACTTCTTCATGGAAGTGTTTGAAGCCATGAGTTGCACCGTCGTGCTCTTTCTCACGAGCTTTCATGTCTTCGTGGTGGTGTTTCATGGGCATTTTGCCGTCTTGTTTGCTGTGAAGTTCAGCTACTTCTTCGTGGTAATGTTTCATTTCTGGTTCATCCCTAAAAC